AAGATGGGCGGCGTCTGGATCTGGCAAACCGAACTCAAGACCTTTACCCCATGAGACAGCGCAAACTCGACCCGCTGCTCCTTCGGGTCATGCAGGCCATTCACCAGACAGCAGAGAAGCCTGCCAAGGGTTTCCGCACCATCGACGAGTGGGCCGCCAAGTGGAAGGTGCAAAGGTCATCCGCCCGCATGATGCTCCTCAAGGGCGTCAAACTCGGCCTAGTCGAGAAACGCACCTACCTCCGCGTCATCCGCAAGGACGCCAAACCCTACCCGACTGCCCACTTCGGAGAAAAGACTCGACCTCGTAAGACCTAAGCACCTTAGTCCCCCCTCACCTCCAAGCCATGGAACAACAAACAACCGCCGTCGATAACTTCGAGCGCGCTAGGAAATACCTTTTACGCATTCCCGACTCAGTCGAAGGACAGCAAGGACACAACGCACTCTTTCGAGCTGCCGCCATCCTGACCAACGGGTTTGCCTTTAACGACTCTGACGCCCTTCAACTCTTAAAGGAGTTTAACGCTACTAAATGCTCCCCACCTTGGTCCGACAAAGACCTTGAACGCAAGGTTCGAGACGCGGGCAAGAAAAACGGACGCAAGCCCAGAGGCCATTTGCTCGGCTCTGATCGGAGACACCTAGCCCCGTTAAGAAACACTCCAGAACCACCAGAACCAGTCGTTCAGGCGGTCGTCGCAACGCTTAAAGACCTACCCGAATTGCCCGAGGCCCCAGAAATAAAGGCTAACCCCGACCTAACGATAACCGACTTTCTAGCGGCTTGCTTTGGGCCCGACGAGTCTATCCAGATAGAGACGCCCGCCTCGCTCACTAAGGACATGAAGGCACGTCCAATGGGCAAAGGCACGGTGCGGACAGCCAACGCGTGGAACGACCTAGTCGGCTCTGACCCAATCTTAGACGGCGGCCCCGGTGGTTCGTTCATCCGCATCAACCCAGTCTTAAATGAAGAAGGCAAAGACTCATCGGTGCAACATCACCGGCACGTCCTGCTTGAATGGGACACCGACAGTAAGGTCGAGCAGCTCGAACGCATCTTACGCTCTAAACTCCCGGTAAGCGCCATCGTCGACTCGGGCGGCAAATCTATTCACGCCTGGGTTAAAGTGAACGCTACCTCCCGCGAGGAGTACGATGCCCGCGTCTTACTTGTCTACGAGCTGTTTAAAGACTGCCCACCCGACAAGCAGAACAAGAACCCTTCAAGGTTCACCCGCCTCCCGTTTGCCCACCGAGGCGACAACGTGCAGGCCCTTATCGATATTAATTGCGGGCTAAAGTCTTGGGACGAGTGGACCGCTTGGAAGGCTACTCAAGACGATGCGGTGATTAAAGCCTTTAACCTACGCAAAGACCCATCGACCGAATACTTCGACCTCGACGCCATGCTGGCCTTCGACCCTAAGGACGATAAGACCGTCCTGATCGGCGCCGAGCGTCGCTGGATTTGCCAAGGCTACCCGTTTCAGATCGTCGGCTTCTCCGGCACGGGCAAGTCCTCCCTCGCGGTACACCTTGCCGTCCATTGGGCGCTCGGAAAGGCCCCCTTCGGCCTGAAGCCTGTCCGCCCTCTCCGCATCCTCATGGTCCAAGCTGAGAATGACTTCGGGGACGCCGCCGAAGGGCTCAAAGGGGCGACCGCCAAGCTCGTCGAACCAGAACGCCGTGCCCTTAAGGATAACCTCATCTTCGTTCGCCAGTCGTCCAAGATGGGTTTCGCCTTCATTGAATACCTTGGCGAGATGGTCGAGAAGCACGGCATTGACCTAATTATTGCGGACCCGCTCCTTGCCTACGCAAACTTCGACATCGCAGACCAAGCCGAAACCACAGCCTTCCTCCGTGGCCCTGGAGGTGTCTTCGAGATGCTCCAGCGAACCAAGGCCGCCCTGCTGTATATGCACCACACCACCAAGCCCAAGTCGGCTGACGACCTGGACGGCATGACCCCCCAGCAACTAGCCTACCTCGGGGCCGGCTGCGCTGAGTGGGTAAACTTTGCCCGCGACTCGGGCTACCTCTTCCGCACGAAGGCCAACACCTCGGACGGTCGCCCCGTCTACCGCTTCGGCTTCTCCAAGCGTCAGTCCCGCTCGGGCCTCAAGGACGCGAACGACCGCTTCGCCGGGCACGTCAACCTCTGCCACGCCGAGGACGGGACCATCCGCTGGGAGTACGCCCCACCAGTCATGGAGGACGGACAGGCAACCCAAAAGGCCTATTCCAGCCCCGCCAAGGGGTCGCCAAGGCCTTTTGACTACTAGGTGGCTACCTTCCCATAGGTTAAGCCACATACCCACCTTAAAACGCCTTTATGACTCCACGGACAATCCGACAGACAATCCGTCCTTACTTGTTTCACAAGAAGGTAGGTTCACTCCCTACGCTTCCCTTCGGTCGCTAGGTCGGAACCTTCCGACGCTCCCTACCCTACCGCGATGACCAAGTCGAAAAGAAGACGCGCCCCTCTACCCCGAGGACAGGCCATCCTATTCAAACTACAGATGACCCGGTGGCGTCAAAAGGCTTGGAGGGAAAAGCCTGACCATATGGAAGCCATACGCAAACGGGCCACCGACCAAGCCAAGATAGTAAAGGATGGCAAACACCTTAGGCTAGTCCAAGACCTAGAGGCCTTGCCTGATCGGATGACCCACCAGGAGCTGGATGACTTGTTCCTCAATTCATACCTCACCCACAAGCAAGTCACCCGAGACTCGTTCTTCAAACGCGTCAAGCGCCGCAACGTGCTGGCCTTCGACCCAGCTGATGGATGCTGGGTAAATCTGACTAGGGTGGGTAGGTAATTAACTACATAGGGAAATATTTAATTACCCCCCTGCCTGTATTGCGTCTCCTTGCGACTTAAACCGAAAGCATAATTTCCTTACGCTGTGCTAAAGTCCTCAACAGTCTTCCCCTGTGTCCAAGAAGTCCAAGCCAAGGAAGCCGATGCCGAAACCTTCTCGGCCTATCCCTTCCCGCGTCGATAAGGCCAAGGCCCAGCGCTTCAAAGCTTACCTCAAACTCTGGCAGGCGATGATGGACAGACAGGAGGACAACCTATGCCAGGGGTAAACGGATTTGACCGGGCGGCCTCGCGCGAGGACTTTGCCCACGCCAAGCGGTTTGATAAGTGGTTCTATTCCTTGCCCAAGATACAGCAGGACAAACTGAGGGAAGAGGGTTGCGTGCCGTACAAAGAAGCCCGCTCCCACGATCACGTCTTCCCTGTCTATGAGCGTGCAGCCATCTGGCTCTATGACCCACGCGATACCGAGACGCGTACCGAGTCCGAGTCATTCATCTCACGCGAGACCGTTGGTCGCATCGTGCATGATGTGGTCGACCTGATGGGATACACCAACGACCGCAGAACGCTCAAGCATTGGCAACTCATGCGTACTGTCTTGCGCGTGCCTGGACATCTCAACGGACCAGAGCTTGCCAAGATGTTTGGTGTAACCAAGCAGGCCATCAGCATGAAAGCAAAGCAGATGCTGGCTAAGGTGGACAGACGATTGGCGATTGCCCGGGGCTTAGCGCCCGATTTGTCGATTGGATTGCCTACCCCACCCGTCAAGAAATCTATTCACACCCACCCCCCACGTCGCGTGGCGGAACACCTGCGGAAGAAAAACACCAGCAAATAAGGCCTGTTTAGGCCGTTTATCGAACCCACCCCTTTGACTAGCCTTAAAGAAATTGCCGACGCTCTCGGCGTCACTCGCCAACGCGTAACCGTCTTGGTCAAGGACGGGATGCCCACGACCTCAATCGAAGCGGCGGTCGCATGGCGTCAGGCCAAGGAAGACGGTCGCACCCGCAGGGCACCGAAGGCCGCACCCGCTCAACTGGACGACGGCACCCTCGCCGACACCATCGCAGAACACCGCACCTTGGTCGGTCGAGCGCGTGGCGTCTGGCTTGCCGCGATGGAGTCCGGTGATCCAAACCAAGGCAAGTACCAGACCGCGTACAACCAATCTCTGAAAACTCTGGTCGCCCTCGAAGAGGAGCAAGAGCGTCGGCTCATCTTAGCCAAGGAATACATCAGCTCGAAGGAAGCCACCGAAGCCATGCGTCAGATGACCGGCGAAGTCGTGAACCGCCTGGACAAGTTAGCGCTCGATGTCGCCGAGGCCTGCAACCCCGAGAACCCAGCCAAGGCCGTGAAGGCCATCGAGGCTTGGGTCCGTAAAACGAAAGCCGACCTTTCCGCGAATGACGAAGGATGACCTCTTGGCTGTAGGCCGAAACGTCCTCCGCCCGTCCGACTCTGGTGACGTGGTCGATTGGCTGGAGTCGAACGTACTTGCCATCCCCGACTCACCGATGCCCGGGCCGTTCCGCTCGGACCGCACACCGTGGATCGCGGAAGCCTTACGCATCGCCGCCGACCCCGAGACTAAACTCCTCACCGTTCTCGCCAGCATCCAATCGGGTAAGTCTCTTTTTGCCCGCCTGTTCACTTGTCACATCGTGGCAAACGCTCCAGGGCCGACGATGGTCCTGCAAGCCAACGACGCGGAAGCCAAGGACTTCTCCATCCGTTACCTTCGCCCCGTCTGGAACAACTGCCCGCCTGTAAAGGCCCGCCTATCCGCCGACGACCTTGACCGCTCGACGACCGCTGACTTCGACCGCATGACGGTCTATTGCCGTGGCATCTGGAACGAGGCGAACCTTCAACGACTATCTCTCCGATATACAATTGCAGATGAATGTTGGATGGCACCGAGCGGGCACCTTGCGGAACTAAGCGCACGAGTGACGGCCTTCGGCTGGATGGGCAAACGCATCTTTATGTCGCAGGGCGGGACGGCTGGTCAGGAGTTCCATCAGCTGCACGAGTCCACCGATCAGCGGGACTGGCATATGAAATGCCCATCGTGCGGTCATCTCCAGCCTTGGATTTGGGAGCAAGTCCGCTTCCCCGAGGAAGCCAAGGCAAGCGGCACATGGGACTTAGCCAAGGTGAACGACGGCACGACCTACGAGTGCGCCGGCTGTAAGACGCGACTGCCCGACACCAACGCTAGCCGACTGCAGGCTAACGCTGGCGGGATGTTTGTCCCGACTGCCATGTCCTCCAACAAGGGCCACATCGGCCTGCATTGGAACAGCCTTGCGACGATGTCCTGGGGTGAACTCGGCGTGCTGATGCTGAAGGCAAAAGAGTCCTCTGACACCTACGGCCTTGAAGAGCAGCGCCGCCAATTCAAGCAGAAGCGTCTCGCCCTGCCGTGGTCCGAAGACGGTGGCTCGATGGTCACGCCCGTCAACGCGTCCGACTACGCCCTTGCCGACGACTGGGCAGAGGAAGCGGTCATTACGCCCAAGGCCCAAATCGCCACACGCGAGAACGCCCCCGCCGGGAGCATCCCTTTCCGCACGCTCGGCATCGACGTCCAGCGTGGTCACTTCTGGGCGGTGGTTCGGCGCTGGAGCCGTACAGGTCAAAGCCGTCTGATGGCCTTTGAGAAGATTGAAACGTGGTCAGGCCTCGACGACCTCGCCAGAAAAATGGGCGTCCATAAAGCCCTGATCGCGGTGGACTCCGGCGACAATACCCAGACGGTCTATGCCGAGTGTTGCCGGCGAGGCTGGAAGGCAACCAAGGGTTCGGGTGCCGACGACTTCGCGGTTACCTCATCCAACGGACAGACGACCCGCCGCTTCTACTCGGACCCGCAAGCCATCATCGTCCCTGGTCAACCGACCCGCGTCTCCCTCGTGGTCTTCTCGGCAATGGCGGCTAAAGACCTCCTGCACGGCCTCCGCGTCCGTAAACTGCACACCTACCCACGTGACGCGGTCGAGGACTACGCCAAGCAACTGAACTCCGAAGTCCGCATCAAGGACAAGCGCACGGGGAAGCCGATGTGGATTTTACCCCAAGGCGTCTCGGACAACCACGCCCTCGACTGCGAAATCCTCGCCATGCTCATCGCTGTCCGCTGGGGCGTCGTCGGTCGGGAGGCCACGACCACGGAAGCCGAAGCACCTACAACTTGACACCGTGCCCGACCTTATCACTTTAAACGCAAGCGTGCCGGGGGTTTGTGGGGACCTACAATGGCTTGGAGGTTCGGATCGTTGGCCCTCGGCACGCCCCCTTTTACTCTCAGCCCAAGGTTAAGACTATGGCATCCGGCATCTTCATCGGCCTCACCGAGTGTGAGCTTCTCGCTATTCGCACGAAGGCCGTCGAGGCCATCACGCAAGGCCTTGTCCTTACGAGCTACTCGGACAGCGGGTCCAGCGCCGGCAAGCAGTGGGCCATGCCCCCGAAGGAGATGCTTGCGGAAGCCCAGTACGCCCTCGGCATCCTCGACCCCCAGCAGTATCCTGGCTCGGTCCGCATGACGGTCGGTCGGACGAATTGGAACAACCCAATCCGAAACTAATCTATGGCAGTCAAAAAGCGTCTACCCATTAAGGCCCGCAAGGGTACCCCGAAGCCCGAGGCCTCCGCTGGTGGCTGGCAAAGCACGGGGCTGACTCGCCTCCGCTTGGGGCAGTACGGCGCCCAACCGCGTGACCTCCGCCGCGACCTCTCGCCGTTCGACCGCTTGTCGATGGTCCGTAAGTGTCGATGGGCTGAACGCAACTCGGGACTGTTCAATCAAATCCTCAACGACCTAACGCTCTACAGCACGGGGGACGGCATCATGCCCCAGAGCCACGCCGAAGACCCAGAGAAGGCGAAGGCCTACGAGAACTACTTTGAGGAGTGGTCCAAGAGGTGCGACATCACCGGACGCTTCTCCTTTGCTCAGGTTCAGAACATCCTTCTTCGTGGTATGCTGCGGGATGGGGACTCCTTTGCCATCAAGACCCGCAACGGTTCAAACGCCCCGAAGCTCCAGATCATGGAGTCTCACCGATGTGGCGACCCCATCAACCCAGACGTCCCTCCTCCCGGTATGCACGACGGCGTGCAGTTCGGCCCATACGGTGAATTGGCTGGTTATTCCATCTACCGCTCTGACGGCTCATCCCGCTACATCGTGTCCAACGCGGTGATGCACATCGTCGACCAGGAGTGGGCCAGCGGTGCCCGTGGCGTGCCTATCCTTCAGAGCGCCGTCAATTCCGTGCAGGATGACATGGACGTTCGTCAGTTGGAAATCCTCGCGATGAAGGACCACGGAGATGTCACCCGCGTCCTCAAGAAGACCGGCGGGTTTATGCCGACCGACATGGGTGCGGAACTCGGTCAGTCCACGCCCAGCACGCAGGGCCAGCAGTACGCTTCTATGGGCGGTAAAATCCTCGCCCTTGAACCCGGCGAAGACCTCCAGCTGCTCGCCTCAAACCGTGGCTCTCAGGCCATCGGCTTCCTGCAGGAACTTGAGCGGGACATCGTCCGCGTCCTGCCTTACGAGTTCGTCTCCGACCCTTCCAAGATTGGCGGTGCATCCGTCCGTCTCGTCACCGCTAAGGCCGCACGTGTTTTCGGGAAATATCAGCAAGTCATTATCACGACCCTCTGTCACCCGACTTGGGGCTACGTCATCGGTCAGGGCATTGCCAACGGCGAACTGCCAGACGACCCGACTTGGAACGACGTATCCTGGACTACTCCTAAATCCGTCACCGTAGACGGAGGCCGTGACGCATCCAACGACCGCAACGACGTTGAGATGGGCCTGCTGTCGATGTCCGAACTCTACGCCCAGCGCGGTCTCGACTTCCGCAAGGAGATGAAGAAGCGGGCCTCTGATATGCTCTTCATTATCGAGGAAGCCAAGAAGGCGCAAATCCCTGTGTGGATGCTGTACAAGCCGGGCTTCAACTGGCTTCAGCAGGGACAGGCCAACAACGACATTTCAAAGCAGGCTGCCGACAACCTCGAAATCCCGGAGCCAACCGAACCAACTTCCTAAAATGCGTTTCCTACTCAACGGCCTGAACGGCCGCGAAGCCCTCCTCATCGACCCAGCCAAGGCCAACGATCACCGCATCCTTGCGGAGAAGTTTGGCTTCACGGATATGCTCGCCCAGCTCTTTGGTGAAGTCCCGAAAGCCTACATCGCCGAGGACGGCACGGGGGTAATCCCTATCGTCGGTCCTATCGGCAAAGGCCTCGCCCCCATCGAACGCATGACTGGCGCCGTGGACGTGAACGACATCGCCGAGACCATCGACGACTACGCCACGAACCCGCAGGTTACCCGCATCGCCTTCCAAGTCTCATCCCCTGGAGGCACGGTCACAGGCGTCGAGGAACTCGCCAACAAGGTCCGCAACATCTCCAAGCCCACGATGGCTTACACGGACAGCGAGATGGCGTCTGCCGCCTATTGGATCGCAAGCGCCGCCGACAAGGTCGTCGCCTCACCCTCTTCCACCGTTGGCTCAATCGGCGTCTACATGACTGTCGCCGACATGACCGAGATGGCGAAGGCCCAAGGAATTAAAATGGTCGTCATCAAGTCGGGTAAGTTCAAGGGTGCTGGCATTCCCGGCACGTCCCTCTCTGACGAGCAAATCGCCAACCTCCAAGACAGCGTCGACGCGATCCACGCCGACTTCAAGGCCGCCGTCCTCCAGACCCGCAAACTCGTCAAGCCCGAGGACATGGAAGGCCAAGTCTTCTCCGGCAAGCAGGCCGCCCAGCGCAACCTCGTGACTGGCCTTGCGGACTCCTTCAACGAAGCCGTCGCCATGTGGGCCGAGAACAGCATCGCCCCTGCCCCTGCGGTCCCAGCCAAGAAGAAATAACCGATGCCCGTCTCCGTCCCCGACTACGTCAGCCAAGCCGCTGCCCGTGGGCTTGAATGGCACAAGGACGGCAAGTCTGGCGATGGCGTGACCGACCAGACCCTCGCGGAAGCCCGCGACATGGTTCGGGGTTCGGTCTCCGAGGACAAGGTCCGCCGCATGGGTCCGTGGTTTCGCCGGCATCGTGCGGACATGGACGCCCCGAAGAACGACCCCGACGACAAGGACTTCCCTGGAGCGGGTGCCGTGGCTTGGGCGTTATGGGGTGGCCCAACCTCTGGCGACATCATGCGGACCGCCGAATGGGCGGAGGCCAAGGTCGCCCAGCTCGACCGCGAAGCCAAGGCCATCGCCGGCGAACCCAAAGCCCAAGAACCCTCTATGCCCAAAATCATCATCACCGACATCGACGGCACCATCCTTGACGCAGGGCAACCAGTCCAGCGCGTCATCGACTACATCAAGGGCGAAGGCTACCCGGTCGCCATCCTGACGAACCGCCCCGAGTCGGACCGCGAGAAGACGGTGGAAGACCTGAAGGCCACGGGCCTCGACTACTTCCGTCTGATCATGAACGCCGGCGAAGCCCCAGCCCCAGAGCATAAGGCCAAGGAAGTCCAAGCCCTGCTCGACGAAGGCTTCGACCCCGACCTCTTCATCGACAACGACCCAGCCAACCGCGAAGCCGTTGCCGCCTTGGGCGTAGATGTCGCAGACCCTGCCGACCTAAACGCTGAAAGCGAAGCCGCCGAAGAGGAAAGCGACGAGGAAGAGGAAGCCGTTGAGATGTCCTCGAAGGCTTTGGCAGTTGACCGTTTCGCCAAGATTAAGATGACCATCGAAGACAAACTCTCGACCGCTGAACTCCTCGCCCAGGCGTTGACGTCTGAACGCGACGACCTCCGTGCCACCGTTGAGAAACTGACTGTCGGCGCCGCTGACGAACTGACCGCCATCAAGGCCGACCTCGTCACGAAGGAAGCCGCCCTCGCTGACCTCGGTGTCTCTCTCGAAAAGGCTACCGCTGAACGCGACGCCTTCGCCGCTAAGATCGCGGAACTCGAAAGCACCAAGGTCTCGGCCTCCAAGGAAGCCGCTAAGATTGCCGCCTCCGTAGGCGTCGAACCGACCGCCATCATCCCCGGCTCCGATAACGCTGCCGCCAAGGTGGACGTCCTCGCAACCTATAACTCCCTGACCGACCCGAAGGCCAAGGCCGACTTCTTCGCGAAGAACGCCCAAGCCATCTACGCGTCCATCAAGGTATAATTTTCTCTCACCCTAATCTCCTAACATACTATGGCTAATTCCATCGCATCCGCTCCTAGCGTCCTCGCTCAGGGCGTCATCTCCGCTCTCGCCAACAAGTTGCCCATGCTCACGGGCTTCTCGACGGTGTTCACCTCGTCCATCCAGGGCGCCGGCAAGACCATTCAGGTTCCCCTGATCGGCACGTCGACCGCTACTGAGTTCTCGACTGGTGGCTACCTCACCCAAGACGACGCCACGGTCACCTCGACCAGCGTCACCCTCAAGCACTTCAAGGTCTCCAGCCGCTTCTCGCCTCTGGACATCCGCGAATACGGCATGGGCTTCTTCGCCAATAACTTCGTCGAGACCGCCGCTATCGCCCTCTCCCAGAAGTGCATGACGGAAATCAACAGCCTCATCACCGCCGCTAACTACAGCTCTGGCACCAACGTCGGCGCTGCTCTGTCCTACGCTGAAGTCGTCGCTGCTCAGAAGACCCTCGATGACGCCAAGGCCCCTGACAAGCGCGCCCTCGTCCTCGGTAACACCTACCTGTCCGACCTCCGTAGCGACGCGACCATCATCGCCGCCTTCCAGCTCGGTGCTAACGTCATCTCCTCCGGCTCCCTCGGTACCATCGCTGGCGCTCAGGTCTACCAGTTCAGCAACCTCTCCGCCAACTCTGAGTCCCTCGCGGGCTTCATCTGCGGCGCTGACGCCATCGCCGTCGCCACCGCTCTGCCGTTCAACGAAATCCCGGGTGCTGAAGTGTCCCAGGCCACCGATCCGGCGACGGGTCTCTCGGTCCAGGTCATGATCATCCAGGAGCAGTCGGGCTTCCTCAACGTCACCGCCACCTTGCTCTTCGGCACGGCTGTCGGTCGCGCCACGAGCCTCCGTCGCCTGACGACCGCCTAATCAACGCGGCTCAAGCCGCTTAACGAGACCCCCTTGGCTAACCCCTTGGGGGTCTTTCGTTTTTACTCCCTGCCAAGGTTAGACCATGAACTACTCGGAGACCCTACTGACCGACGCTAAGGAGTTTGTAACCGACTGGGGTATCCCCATGACGTGCCCAACAGGCGAGGTCTTCCGCGTCATGGCCTCGGACGCCGCCGTCCAGCAGACCCTCGACGCGGGCGGGTTCGTCAACCAGACCTCCTTCAACCTTAAGGTCGTCGCTACGACCACCGCATGGACAACCTCAGATGGGGACGTGGGTGGCTCTACAGGCTCTTTGTCTGGTGGGGTAGCCATCTCCCCTCTCGCAATCGGTAAAAAGGTCACAGCGGCGAACCTAGGCCTACGCATCGTGGCGTCCCTATACAAGCCCGGGTCGGCTTGGGTCATCCTAACGGTCCACACGGACACCCAATAAGTGGCGACCTCGGTCCAAGTAGTCGTCAACAAGGCGTCCTTAGACCGCTTTCAGTTCGCCCTAAACGAGTTTCGACTGGCGGCTGGTATCTCCATGCGGGACGGCTTCATCCGCGAGGCGGGTTTCTGCTGCTATGAGTTTATGCGCTACAGCCCACCGATGCCAAAGGGCGGAGGCCAAGGCCTGACTAAGACCGCCAAACTCTGGGGCGAAGAGGCCGTGAACATCGACGTCCAAACACTCTTCCGTCCCAAGGACGACCCGGGTGCCGCCTTTCAAAAGATGGGCGAGGCCGTTAACAAAGGCGATCTAGGCGGCTTCCTGCGCTGGCAAGGTATCGCCAAGGGCAGCATGAGGAAGACCGCCAATGGCTGGTACAAGCAAAAGGAAGGCCGTGACCCTCGCGGCATTTTCCAGAAAATCCTCTTGGGCAATAATCCCCAGCGAGACTTTCAAGCCTTTAAGAACCGCTTTGGTTCAGCCTTCACCGCCAAGGAAGCCCCAAAGGAAACGACCGACATCGCCGGCATTCACCGCACTTTTAAAAACAAATTCAACGGACGCATTCACAAGAACAAAGGCCCAGCCCTTAACGGCATGAAGTACCTTGTCGACGGGGCTAAACTGAAGACTTACATCGAGCTGAAGAAGAAGGCCGTCGGCTACCTCAAGGGAGGCTGGGCCAATACGCTTATGACCCTGCCCGCCCCCAAGAAAACGGACGGCGTGCAGTACGCGTCGACCTCCAAGGTGCCACGCTGGATTACCCGCAACATGGGGTCCAATGGCTATTCAAGGTTTGCCGGCAATCAGACCACGGGCAACTTCACCCTCATCATCGGCAACACCCAAGGCGACAACGAAGGGCGAGCCACCTACGCCAAGACCCTTAGCCACGTCCTGAACGTTCGAGCCAACAAACTCGACAAGGAAGTGATGCGCCGACTGGGCAAATACATCCGAGCATTTAACGCACAAAACTAATGGGTACCAAATCCATCCGCCACATCGTGGAGACCGCCGTCTCCGCCTACCTCACACCGAAGGCCGAGTTCTCGGGCATCCAGATCAGCACGGGCGACTCCGCCGACGTGCAGTCCCTGCCCCGCATCATCTGCTATTGCCCGACCGCAAGCCCGCCCCCAGACCTCCCCGAAGGCCTCGGCAACTTCCTCGCCCAGGTTGAAGTCCACGTCATGTCCTCCGCTGACGATACTAGCCTGACAACCCATCGTGCCCGCTGCGCTGCAGTCGCCGGCTACATGGACAGCGTGACCGATTTAGGGGCTGTCTTTACCTCGGGCGGTGACGCGTCGCTGTACGACATCACCCCCAACGCCGAGGCCGACGACCACGAGTCCCGCATCTGGCACACGACCCTGTCCTACGGGGTTCTCTGCGTCCTCCCCGCGTAAGGTTGACCAAGCCCCCAAGGTTAAGAACTACCTATGGCTGCCGTACTCAAAGGAACGACCTGCCTCTATGGCGTCGCTGGAACTGTCACTAACCTGTACGTTCAGTCGTACACGCTGACAAAAAACTTCGAGCTGAACGACACTGTCCAGGACGAAACGGGTAAGACCGTGACGGCCCGCTATGACGGCGTCATGCGTGAACTGACCGTGGACGGCATCGTCAAGACCTCGGATATGCCCGAGATCGGCGCCGCCATCACCTTCGCGGTTTCCACCGATGTGGGTGCGACCTCGTCCTTTACGGGCGTCATCGAGTCCGTCGAGGAAAAGGGCGGTAACAAGGAGTTCGTCAAGGTGTCGCTCAAGGCCAAGCAGTGGGAGTCTATCGCTTCCTACTCGTAAGCCTTGGATAAACGCTTCGTCCGAGCCTTCACCGAGCCGTCCCGGGTGCGTATCCTGGGACGTTTCGTTTATCCGTTTTGCCTCAAGCACCGCCTGCATCTGCTGGCCCTTGAGTCTCCGCTGGTCTTAGACGGCAAACAGATCACGGCCTCCGACCTCATCCTCGCCGTCAAGGTGTGCGCCGAGGAACCCATCGACCGCGTCACTTGGCGGGACCAATGGGAAGCCTTCAAGATAAAGCATAACCCCGGCTACCTCAACCAAGAGCTGGCCAAGTTCATCGACTTCACCCTGCTCACCCAATGGCCCAAGTTCTGGGAGAAGCAGGGCAAGACCTCTGGCTCGGTGAACTCCATCCCTTGGGTCTTGCAGGTTATCTGTAACCTAATGAAGCACGGCTTCCCAGAGGAGCGGGCTTGGATGATGCCCGAGGCCCAAGCCATCTGGATGTCTACAGGCTTCAACAGCATCGGCGAGGGCGGGTCCGGCATCGAGCTGCTGACCACCGAAGAGGAGGAACTGCAGAAGGAACTCCTTGACCAATCGGCAAGGGTAAGAACCTCCGATGGCCCGCAAACTTGAACTAGACCTAGTAGCCAAAAGCAACGCGGACGTCGTATTGAACCGCGTCAAGACTGCCGCCAATAACTTCGGCGCAGACCTTGCTAAGAAGTTTACCTCAGCCTTTGGTGCGATGGCTCTACTCGATAGGGGTCTTGCGGCCGTTGAGCAGGGTTTTCAATTCGTCATCGCTTCGGTCAAGAAGTATGCCGACATAGCCGACCAAGCCCAGAAGTCCGGCATGGATGGAGAAGACTTCCAGCGACTAGCCAACGCCGCCAATCAAGCGGGCGTTTCCATGCAGACAATCGCCAAGGCTTCACGCGAACTCCGCATCCTCATGAAGGACGCCGCGTCGGGCAACCAACTAGCCACCGAAAAACTCAAGGCCCTCGGTTTTACCCAGGAGCAAATCAACTCGGGAACCATCAAGGCGACCGATGTCTTCCTTCAGTTAGCCAACGCCATGGAGAACGCCGGCTCTGATGCCGAGAAGCTCGCCATCCTTACGGCCATCTTCGGCGACAAGGTTTCCACCGATCTCCTTCCGTTGCTAGACACCACCCGCCAGAAACTGCGGGAGACCTTTGGAGAGACCGCCGTCATGGACAACCAAGCCCTCCGCGACTTGGACACCATGATTGATAAACTGAACAAGTTCTCTGGGTTGCTTCAATTCATCGCCGCTTCCGGCGTCTATCAAACTTTGTTCGGTCGTGGCGCTGGTGGCGTCGCTTCAAGGACGATTGCCGAAGGGGTTATTCCTGGAGGTAGTTTCCTTGTAGCAGGTGCCCAAGCCGCCGCCGCTGGTTCGGTTGGAGATGCCAAGGCTAAGGGCACCGACACAGGGCCAGCCGCAAACTCCGCAGCCCTAAGCAACTTAGGCACCAAGATTGGCGAGGCCTCAATGGGCGGTGGCGTCATCGGCGTCGGCGCTTCCCCGCAGATCGCGGCAATTCAAGAAAGCAATACCCTGCTCGCCAGCATCGACTCCAAGATGGGCGATTTGGTAAAAGGCTCCATCGACACCGACTTCACCAAATCAATGCAACGCAAATACGCGATGCCACCCCGCTAACCTTCCATGGCTGTAATCAAAAAAGGCAACGCCCTAACGACCCTTGTCTACCAGAAGGGCGTCACTATCCAAAACGACGGCTATGGCCTCCTGACTTCGACTGTCGTTTGGTGGGGCGACACAACTGCCACGCCTCCAGCAAAAGGCGACGCCCACCCCATCCTGTCTTACATGAAGGCGTTTAAGGTGACGTCTGACTACTCGTCCACCCAACGCATCCAATACAAAGTCGACTACGTTGGCATCGCTGCAGACGCGGAAACCACGACCGCCAACATGAGCGGAGCGGTCGGCCTTCAGACGGAACGAACCGAGTCCCATCCTAACTTCTTCCGCCAACAGTTAGGTGTATCTTCGCCCGGCTCTCCCGGCACAGCCATCGCAGGCTACGGCAGCGGTACTTATAGCGCCCCAGTCTACGCCGCGTCCTCCATCGTTCCCGGTGAGTTCGTCGGCCTCAACGGCGCCCACTTCAAGACCGCCAACGGGACGACCTTTATGGGCTTTAAAGACCCAGCCTATCCGTCCTACTTTGCCAAGAATAACTATTTAGCAGGCACGACCACCTTGTCGGGTATCATGTACGTTAAGTCGGCAACAACCGTTCAGCGCTTTTGGCGGTGCGTTGGACGCTCTTCCTTGGAGTCCAATTGGAACGCCAAACTCCCGACCATCATCCCTGCCTACATCGGCACGTCTGCACTGCCTGGATGGGAAGGCAAGTATGGCGCCAAGCTTCTACTCTCCAGCGTCAACTTCGAGGAATACGGTTTGATCTACAAATGCACTTACACGGTCCGCCTCAACAACGAAGGGTGGCCCGAGCCTGTCTATCCTCTCGCGGGCGGTGACATCACCTAAGCCATGGGAGACCTTCAACCCGGCGTCGGCTACAACTTGGTGCAGTCGCCCCACGGTGACTCGCTGGAAATCCTCTTCCCCGAAATCCCTGCCCCCTACGGCCCCGAGCAGTTCAAGGTCGAGGCCTATTCCAATCGGGTGAAGGTCGCCCGCGGCAGGGTAATCACCCAAGACGTCTGGGATGGCACGGCGATGGATGCCACGACCGCCGAGTACGAACTCTCCGGCGTCTGGGCTTACCCGACCGGCTCCAAGACCACGGGCTCCTCGGCCTTAAGTCCATGGATGGACTCCGACGGCTACATCACGATCGCCAACGCCGCCGAGGAAGGGTCCGACAGTTGGGGCGTCTACATCGTCCGCCAACCGCTCAACAAGTCAGCCCAGAACCGAAGCCCCTCTTTGGTGGTGATGGCTGATTATTACCTTTCACCGTCCGACGCCTACGAAAAGACGACCCCTTGGGGAGAGGCCGATACCACGGACAGCATCCGACTCTATGGTGGCCTCGGCGCTACTGCCGTTGAAATCGACGGCTCGCCTTCGGGCTACCTGATCAGCGGCTTCGCCCCCGACCCTGTCCAATACAACTACAATTGCCAGCGCGTGAAGGTGGCTTCCATCACTTGGAACTCCACGACCAACGCTTGGGACGTGACTCAGCTGCTCATCGGGACCATCACCCTCCCGAACATCATCCAATACTACGGCATCCAATTGGTCGTCGCTGGGTCCACTTCTCCCTTTGCGACATGGCCTCAGTATGAAACCGAATGCGATGCCTGGAACGGGGCTTGGACTGGGTACTCAAAGCCCTCCATGCAGACCAGCGTCATCCTGCCTGTCGGGATGCCCGGTTGATTTGACCCCCCTCCAAGGTTAGACCATGACCTGCTCGACCTCAGTAACCTTCAAGCGCGGCACGACCTTCGCGGCGACTGTCACCTACACCCCTGAGGCCGGCGGCCCTGCTAATCTCCTTAGCACCACGGTCACCTCGGACATCATCGACTACGCGGGCAACGTCTACCCCTGCACGATCACGGTGGCGGGCAATGGCCTGTCCTTCGTGGCCTCCTACAGCCCGACCGCTAACTGGACGCTCGGCTCGGCCCGCTGGGACATCAAGTTCGCCTACGGCACGACGGTCTTCTACTCGGAGACCATGCGCCTCAACGTCATCGACCAAGTGACGGCCTAACCGATGCCCATCTCCATCTCTTCGCAAGTCCTGGGGACGCTCTCGGTCACGGTGGCGGAGACGACGGGGACCCTGTCGGTTTCGGTCCTCGCCACGGCACCTGCCGTCCTGTCCGTCGAACTCGGCACCCCCGGCCCTGCGGCGACCATCGCCGTCGGCACGGTGACGGCCCTCGCCCCTGACGCGACCCCCACGGTCACGAACAGCGGGACGAACCTCAACGCCGTCCTCGACTTCGGCTTCCCTTCCGGCTCGACGACCCAAGTGCGGGCACAGGTCCGCAACGAGACGGGTGCGACCCTCACGAAGGGGACTGTCGTCTACATCAACGGCGGCGCCGGCAACAAGGTCACGGTCACGAAGGCCATCGCCACGGGCGACGCAACCTCCGCCCAGACCTTCGGCATCGTGATCACGGACATCACGAACAACCAGAACGGCTACGTCTGCGTTCTTGGCCTGCTGGAGAACCTAAATACCTCGGCCTACACCGAAGGCCAGCAACTCTATCTTAGCCCGACGACTGCCGGCGCCTTAACGACCACCAAGCCCTCGGCTCCTAACCATATGGTCTATGTCGCCATCGTGGAGCGGGTCCACGCCACGCAAGGCACCATCCTCGTCCGCATTCAGAACGGCTACGAGCTGGAGGAACTGCACAACGTGGCGATCTCCTCGGTGGCAAACAGCGACCTCCTGGTCTACGAGTCGGCGACCTCCCTCTGGAAGAACAAGTCCGCGGCGACCCTTGGGCTGCTGACCTCCGCTGCCGCGGCCGCGACCTATCAGACGCTCTCTGGGATGTCGGCCTATCTGACGACTGCCTCGGCGGCCTCGACCTATCAGCCAATCGGCTCCTACCTCACCGACGCCCCTTCCGACGGCACGACCTACGGACGCAAAGACGGCGCTTGGTACGGCGTGACCTCTGGCGGCGGGACTTGGGGTAGCATCACCGGCACGCTCTCCGACCAGACGGATCTGCAGTCGGCCCTCGACGCCAAGTACGACGCGAGCAACCCTTCGGCCTTCATCGACGCATCGGCGCTGACTTCCTACGCTCCGCTTAACGCCCCATCGTTCACAAGCGGCATCACGGCTGACGGCGGGGTCACAATCCCAGGACCATCAGGAGACGCCTCTTTGACCTATAGCGGACTGGATTTAGGCGGTGCATCTGGTGGCATCACCTTTGCGGACGACACCGTCCAGACCACGGCTGCCGTCGCCGGTCCTTCGGATAACGTGAGGAAGGCCGACTTAATCGCCGCAACCATCTTTGTGCTTAATGCATCGGGAGACTCGACGGGGCACACATGGGGAAATCCCCCCAAGTTCGTTCTTTCGCTTGGCTCAAACTGGGGCATCTACGATACTGTCACCACGACTTACCATGCCGCCGCTCTCGCCACAGGAAACACGGTCTACTATTCGGGCACATGGGGCTCGGGCCCTTGGAAGGTAAGGGTCAACGGCGAGGACTCCACCATCGTCATCTCTTGACATGAACAAATCATCTTTTCCATCGGATGGCTTCGCTGGGTTCGGAACCAAAAACGGACGGGGCATGGTCATCGGCGCCGTGAAGGCCGGGCAGGAATACTTCTATGGGCCTAACGTCACCCCGTTTTTCTCGCAGAACCTTGAAGACCTTAAGAAAATCATCAAGGCCGCAGGCTTCACCCTGTAATTGATGGCAATCAACCTCTACAGCAAAGCCTCCGTTGACAGCCTCCTGTCGCCGAAGCTCTCCATCTCGTCCCTGACCAACGCGGCGGCGACGACCTTGAACGCCACGGCCCCGACGACCGACCAAGTCCTATCCTTCGACGGCACGGAACTCAAGTGGGCTACGATTGCTGGTGGCGGTGGCCTGACGATCAGCACGCTCTCCAACGGCGCGACCTCCACGCTCAACGCCACGGTACCGACCACCGGGCAAGCCCTTACCTATGACGGCACGGATTTAGTCTGGGCTACGGTCGGCGGTGGCGGTGGTTCGGGCACGTTGACCTACTCCTCGCCGTACATCTACGACACGGCAACGGCCTCAAACATCACCGCGCTGGATTTGACCTCTGGTAGCCTAAACGCCAGCACCGTGACGGGTGGCAACGCCCAGATGGACTCGGTTGGCCTTACGCTCACGGCTTCCTCTGGCGCGGTCATCACCTTTGCGGATGCGACCACGCAATCCACGGCGGCGGTTCCTGGCATTACCGACGCCCCGTCCGACTCGAAAGCCTACGTCCGCAAGAACGCCGCTTGGCTGGCCTTGGTGTCCGACATCCCCGACTTCGCTTGGTACGACCACCCGCCCGCGGCTTACAGCACAAACGTAGCCAATAGCGGAGTCGCCGCCGTGGCTTCCGTCAACTGCCACAACCTCGTCACCTCGGCTACTGTGGCCAATTCACGGGCTTCCGCCTTCACGAACAAAAGCACCTCCTTCGCCGGCTATGTCGGGCAGTTTTACGGCAACGGTGCCTTCGCCAAGTATCGCCTAAATTGGTCAAAGAAGATCGCCCTCTTCTCGGCGTTCAACGATGCGGGCAACGGTATCGCCGCGAATGTGGACTACTATGTGGCGATGGGGCTACCATCGGGCGGGGCGTTTGTCGGCACGTTCACCGACAAAGGAATGGGGATTCACATCAACACGACCGCCGCCAACACCGCCCGTATCCGCATCATCTACCACGATGGAACGACCCAAAAGGCTTCGGCGTGGGTAAACTACAACTCCGTCCAGTCCAACAACAACTTCGCAAACAACGCTTGGGCGCTTTACTCGGACGGCACCGGCACCATCAAACTGTTTTGCCAATCCAACCTGCAAAACGGCTTGGTGCTGACCGTGACCGATGGCCCGACTGGCGTTGGTTCAACCAATAACAACGTCAACGCGGGAGCGTCCATCCTCACCGGGGCCACGCCATCGAGCAACACGATCTGTATGCTCCAACCCCGTATCTACTACGGACTCTAACCCCATGCCATTCTCCTACAAAATCCGACTGCGGTATGCGGTCCTGGACATCTCGGAAAACCCGCCGACGCTGATGAAGGATGTCTTCCCCGCGACTTGGCAGGAAGCCACCGAGTCCACCCTATGCGCTGACTATTGCGTCGCCGTCTTTCCGACCAAACAATCCCCCGCCGACCTTGGCCCGACCATCGTCATCGAGGAAACCGAAACCCTTTAATCCCATGTCCTACGTCTACACCTTCCTCACCGGCCTCCTGATTGGCATCCTCGCCGGCCTCCTCATCTACCGCAAGCACCTCGACAAACTCAAGGCCGCCGAAGCCAAGGGCAAGACCATCGTCGACGCGCTGAAGGGTCGCTGACCCAAACGGGCTGACCATCATGCGTCCGCTTTTGGTCATTGCTCTACTCCTGGCTGGATGTGCCACGACTCCGCCTGTCCCTGAACCTGTCCCGCAGGAGGGGACGCTGGAGGTCGTCGGCAAGAAGGAGGACAAACTGGAGTCCCGCACCTCTGCCGCCGTTGCCGTAGCCAAGGC